AGTGGTGTTTCTACAGTCACAACATCAAATTCATTTCTTGGCATTAACCGAATGACGATATTCACTTCTGGAAGCTCTAACTCAAATGTAGGAAATATTACAGCAACGGCAACAACAAGCGGAAACACGATGGCTCAAATGCCAGCAGGGCAGGGAACAACACAGCAATGTATTTTTTACGTTCCAAGGAATTATCAGTTTCTAGCGACTTGGCTTTACCTCTCTGCTATCAAGTCGTCAGGTGGTGGAAATCCTAGTGTAACTTTTTACGGTTATGTTTATTCTGGCGTGGTAGATTCTAGATTTGAAATCTACAGGGACTCGATTGATACTTCAGGCGGTGGTGAAAGGATTGAATTAAAACCAAGTGAGCCTTTTTTGATTGGTGAGAAAAGTATTTTTTGGATAGAAGCCGATACAACATCAAACAATACGTCCGTTCGAGGTCGGTTTTCTGGTAAGTTGGTAAGAGATGCCGACGGTTGAATTTGACGGATGACGCAAAGGGAAGAAAATATGAGTATGGAAACTAAAAGAGCTTTAGTAAACTTTGATGTAAAGATGGAAGATGAAACCTCGACCAGAGGACATTTTTCAGGATACGGCTCAACTTTTGACGATATTGATTTGGGTGGTGATATAGTCGAGAGGGGCGCTTTCACAAAATCTCTAGACAGTTGGAAGAACAAAGGTCAATTGCCTCAACTGCTTTGGTATCACAACAATGAGGAAATCATTGGCGAATGGACCAAAATGGAAGAAGACGAGCGTGGCCTTTACGTTGAAGGGAAGCTTTGGATAAATGGCGAATCAAGAATTGAAAGAGCTGTTCAAGCCTACAACGTTTTAAAATCTAATAGCGTTAAAGGTCTTTCTATTGGCTATCGAGTCAAAGAAAAGGAAGATCAAGAGAATATGGATGGCGGCATGGTCCGTAAATTAAAAGAAATTGATCTGTTCGAGGTGTCTATTGCACCTTGGGCGATGAATCCCCAAGCTTCAGTTTTAGGGGTTAAAAGTATGACTGATGAGGAGGGTAATGTACTCTCTAAAAGAGAAGTTGAAAAGATCTTGAGGGATTCAGGACTTTCTCGCAGACAAGCACAGGTTTTTATAGCTAGAGGATACGAAGCCATTGAGCGAGATGCCAAGGGTGAAGTTGAATCTGTTGAGAGGGATTCTCAGCTTGCATTGTCGAACGTTCTCGAATCTCTAAAACAATCTTTTCCAACTATTTGAGGTTAGACTTATGAGTGCAGAACTCAGCGAAGTAAAAGACCTGATCGGTAAAATCGGTCACGGTTACGAAGAAATGAAAAAGGCTCAAGATGCTCTTGACGCCAAAATAGAAAATGGTGAAGCTGGGCAAGCTGAACTGAAAGAAAAGCTTGATCGAATTGATCAAAGCATGAATGAGGCTCTTGACATGAAAGAGTCTTTAGAGCAAACTATGGCTGCCGTAAAACGCATGGGTTCAGAAGAAAATGAGCTTGAAGCCAAAGGAATTGATAAAAAATCATTTAATTCCGGTATCCAAAAATGGTTGGCTAAAGGCTTGCCTTCTGATATCCGAGGATTGGGTTTGAGTGAGAAAGAAGAGAAAGCTCTTCAATCTAATATCGACCCTCAAGGTGGTTTTACAATTAATCCTTACATTGGTGAAGTTGAAAAACGTATCTTTGACACTTCTCCTGTTCGTGCTCTTGCTTCTGTTGTATCCATAAATACAAATGAGTATATTGGATACCACGATGATAATGAGTTCGGTGCTGGATGGGTTGGCGAAGTTGCTACACGTTCTGAAACTTCAACCGCTGATTTGGGTGAGTTCAGAATCCCTGTTCGTGAGATGTATGCTCGATTTACTATGAGTGATCGAGTAATCGAAGACAGCTCTTGGAACTTAGAGCAATGGGCCGTTGGTGACGTTGCTGATAAATTCGGACGTCTTGAAGCCACTGGTGTTGTAAGCGGTAATGGTCCTGCTCAAATCGAAGGTTTGATGACTGCTACTCAAAACACAGCTACTCCAAACGGTTACACTAGGGGTCAAATCGGAACTTTGGCAACTGCTGGAGCTACTGCTATCACTACCGATGAGCTTGTAACTTTGCGTGGATACTTGAAAGCAGGACATAGACCAAATGCTCATTTCTTGTTTAATAGAAGCACTGAAGCCTATATTCGCAAGCTTAAAGACGGTCAAGGTAATTATATCTGGCAACCTTCTTACCAAGCTGGCGAGGCTGATACTCTTATCGGTCAGAAAGTTAGTATCTGGGAAGACATGCCTGATATTGCTACTGGCGTTATCGCTGTTGCTTTGTCTGACGTTCGCGCGTCTTACAAAATCGTAGATCGTTTTGGAATCAGCATTCTCCGAGATATGTACACTCAAGCTGCTAATGGCAAGATTGTATTCCACATGCGCAAGCGTGTTGGTGGTGGAATCTGTAATTTTGACGCTACTAAATACTTGCTACAAGCATAATCTAAGGAGGTTATAAAATGTTAAGAGATGGAAAAAACGGACTTAAATTTGTCGAGACTGTTGCGCCTCAAGCTGTGACAGGTGACGCAACTGGAACTGGAGTTGACTTGAAAGACTTTGATTCTTGCACCTTGTTTGCTCATGGTGACGGAACATTTGTTGGAACTGTCAAAATTCAGGAATCAGACGCTTCTGGTTCTGGATATGCTGACGCGGCTGCCGCTGATGTTATCGGGACTCAGGATGTCGCTGTTGATACAACTGATGCCGTAAGAACGCTTGGATATATTGGTTCTAAGCGTTATGTCCGTGCTGTGTTTACTCACGCCACGAATGGCGATATCTCAGGAGCCTTCGCTCTTGGTTGTGCTCACCTGAGCCCTGTTTCAGGTAACTAATGAAGGTTAAGGCTATAGTTGATGCGGTGTACTCATTTGATGGGTACACCGTTCAAAGATGTCCTAAAGGTGAAGAGAGGGAGTTTTCTCCCTCTCAAGCCCAAAAGCTTATTGGCCTAAAGATGTTTGAAGCCATTAAGGAAAAGAAGCCTGCTGCTCCGAAAAAGCAAAGCAAACCTGCAAAGATAGAGAAAGAGGTAAAGGTTGAAGAGCAAGATAACAACTCAACCAGCGATTGAACCTGTAACACTAGCAGAGGTCAAAGAGTCTCTTCGCGTTACGTCTACATCTGAAGATGCTTTGATAAATAACTTTATTACAAGCGCTAGGGTTTACGCAGAAAATTACACAGGTCGAAAGTTCATCAATCAAACTCTTGTCGGTTATGCTGACGGGTTCCACAATCAGTATGACCAATGGTGGACTGGCTTTCGACAAGGTTCTGAAACGCAACTTATCTATGGTCTGAGTGGTGGATATATTCCCTTTGACTGGTCTCCTGTTGATTCAGTGTCTCAGGTTGATACAATCGATGTGGATAATTCAGAGACTGTTTACTCATCATCCAATTACTATTTGGATAACTTTGACAATGATGTTAAACATAAGGTCATTTTAAACGATAACAATTCAGATATCACAACCTCATTGCGCTCAAGAAATGCAATCAAGGTGACATACATAGCAGGCTACGGATCAAATAGAGCCGACGTTCCTGCTAATATCAGGCGCGGTATTATTATGATTGCCGCCCATTTATATACAAACCGCGGTGACTGCGATGGCGGTAACTGCGTGATGAAATCAGGCGCAAACGTTTATTTGGATCAGGTGAAACTTGAGTCTGTGTCGATCTCAGTTTGATGCTTACGCAGAGGTCTTTGAAAGGACTATCGCAGACGATGGAGCCGGTGGTCAAACAATCACTTGGACCAGTCGAGGCAATATCTACGCTTTGATTTTAGAATCACCCGCAAACGAGACTTTAGATAAGGACGGACTTAAAACGCAGAGGGGTGTTGAGTTCGTCACTTCATACCGAGATGATATAAGAGTCACGGACAGGATACAATTAGACAGCAATCAATTCAATATTACTTCTTTGATGAGAGTAGACAAGAAGAATAAACCATTTTATCGCGGTGAGTTCCTGCGTATTTCAACCGATTCAAGCGTGTGGTACAGTGTCTAGCATCCAGTTATTTGTAAGAGGACACAAGGAACTAGAGCGTAAATACTACGCTAGAAACTTGAAGGTGAAGAAGACCACCGATAAGGCTTTGCTGTCTATCGGTAAGCTCTTAAAGGAATACGCCACAAAGCGCATTAAGAAGATAACAAGCGGCAAGCGAGAGACTAGGTACAGTCCTACAAGGACGGTTACAGTATCGAGAGCTGGGGCATACCCTAACAATGACCGAGGCAAACTG